GTGACTCTGCAGGTAATCAAGCTCGTGGCTTGGCTCACTATTTAGGTGACAAAGATTTTATTAACACATTGATCAATGGTGATATTCACCAGTACAATGCTGATATCTTGACACGTGTTGTCAATGAAATTGGTAGAGCAATGAAGCGTAAAGATCTTGAAACATATGTAGTAAAGCGTCCTCAAGCAAAGCGTATCTTGTATGCGTTCTTGTTTGGAGCTTCTGGTGCTAAATTGTGGAGTTACATCTTTGGAAGTCTAGATGAAACATATGGTAAGAAACTCAAAGCAGGCTTTCTGAAAGCAGTACCTGGATTTAAAGCTTTGTTAGAGAAGCTTGAAAATATCTATGGTAAAACTTCTCAGGATGGTGATGGCTACATTCCATCAATTGCAGGGAATCGAATCTATGTTGACTCTTTCCATAAACTTCTTGTGTATCTCTTGCAGTCATGTGAGAAAGCCACTTGTAGTGCAGCAGTGATGCTGACAATGGAAAGACTAGAAGAAGCCAATATACCATATATCCCTTTGATCATGATGCATGACGAAGAAGATTTTATGGTTCCTGAAGAGCATGCTGAGGCCGCTGCTAAGATTGGTAAACAAGCTTTCATCGATGGTCCGAAACTATTTGGAATTGAAATCATGGATGGAGATGCTAAAATTGGAAACAATTGGTACGAAGTACACTAAATCACCTGTGTTTATCTTTGCTGGAGACGCCAGACAAGCCGATCATTGTGCTAGATATGTACTTAAATTAAAGACTAAACAAGAATATCGAATAGTCGATCATGATCATCGAATGTATGGATTTAGAAATCATACTTTGTACTTATACGGTACTTGGTATAATAGACCGAATTCACATTTGATACTTCAGATGGCTAAGATATTAAACTTTGAAACTATTGAAATAGAGGATAACAGATGAGTAATTACTATGGAATCCAAGTTGCGTTCAATGAGCGTGGCTATTGGTCTAAAGGCTATACATACCTCCACGAAGAGGATATCCCAAAAGGTACTATCGTAGTTGTTGAAACACAACACTTTTTCTCAATAGGTAAGGTATTGAGTTCTATCAAAGATCCACAACTTGATCCTAAAATCAAGTACAAGACAATTAAACAAGTCGGATTACGATGAATATATTTATCCTTGACAGTGACCCTGTTAAGGCTGCACAATATCTGTGTGACAAGCATATTGTTAAGATGTGTCTTGAAACTGCACAGATATTGTCAACCATTAATGGTGGCCCTTACAAGCCAACACATGCTAACCACCCTTGTACAATATGGGCAAGAGAATCTACAGGTAACTATAGATGGTTAGTAAAACATGGTTTAGCTATCGCAGATGAGTATACATTCAGATATGGTAAAGAACATAAATCTGCTGAAGTTATCTTTGGTAGTAGTGGTTTTATACCAAACCATAATTATGATCTTACACCATTTGCACAAGCAATGCCTGAAGAATATCGTAACGAAGATGCTGTTAAAGCGTACAGAGATTACTATATGTCTAAAAGAGATTTTTGTGATTGGACTAAACGTGATTACCCTGAATGGTTCTTGGAGAGATTAGATGCATTGGGATGAATACCTGTTAGTTTGTTTTACTGAAGAATTAAATGAGACAGCTCAAGAAGCTTCTAAATGTTTAAGATTCACTTGTATAGATAAACACCCGAGTAAACCTCATACAAACTTGCAAGGACTTAATAAAGAGTTTTCTCAAATCATTGCAGTTATAGAGCTACTTGAAGAAGAAGGAATCTCTATTACAGTAGATAGAGATGAAGTTGAATCTAAGAAAGCTAGATTATTGCAGTATGCAGAACATTCTAGAAAACTAGGAGCTTTAAAATGACACTAGCTATTATTGACGGTGACGTACTATGCTACCAAGCATGTAAGCCCCGTTGGGAAAAGAAAGCTAAAATTAAAGATGGAACATCTGTTATTAGTCTAGATGATGATGGCAAACGTGTACCGCTAGAGTATACCAAAGATGAAGATAGAGAATATCTAGAAGCCTCTTGGGAGAATCTACAGAAAGATTTAAATAATCTTTTAGATACAACGTTCTGTACAGAATACATCATGGCTGTAAAAGGTGATGACAATTATAGATACTTAATGTATCCTGAATATAAACTAAATAGACATGCAGACCCAACAAAACAAAACACCTTTGTACCAGTATTACGAAAGCTTGCTGTCAAAGCAGACCTTGCAATCGAAGCAACTGGCAGAGAAGCTGACGATCTTATTCGCATCTGGGCAGAAGAAGCAAGAGAAGCTGGTGACGACTATATAATCTGTTCTATTGATAAAGACTTGAAATGTATTCCAGGTAAACACTGGCTTATGCATAAGAAAGAAATGATAGTAGTGTCAGAGGAAGCCGCAATGCGTCATTATTATGAGCAATTGCTTAAAGGTGATCCTACTGATAATATACCTGGAGTACCACGCGTTGGTGAGGTAAAAGCTGCTAAAATACTTGAAGGCTATACTACTGAAGAAGAATTTCAAGAGAGAGTTGTAGAACAGTACATCCTTGCTTATGGTGATGAGTGGAAGAATTATTTACTAGCTAATGGTAAAATGATTCATCTACAGAAGACACCTTCAGATTACTTTAATTTTCAAACTTGGCCTATTGTGGAGTCACTATGATAAATAATCAAAAGTGCACCAAGTGTAATGTACCCCTTGGTGTTGATCAATACTGGGGACCAAAACGCTTGTGTTCCCATTGCCAGATGAGAGAACATTTTGAAATTCGAAGGCACACTTCCAACAAGTCCGAAACCTATAAAGAGGTTAGACTTACCTAAGGTGGTATCTAAACACGACAACGGTCATTGGCTCTTTCCTGATAAAATGGCTGTTGGTGTTGGATTCATCTATGTTATTCGTGATAACGAACTGAGACGCCTATATCTTGGCAAAAAGTCTTACTTTGGAGCTGGACAGCTTAATAAAGGTAAAGAGACTGATTGGCGTAGATATAAGTCGTCATCTAAAGTGCTAGCAGAGCTTTTTAAAGTACGGCCTAAATCAGAGTTTGATTTCATTTGTCTTGAACAATATAAGACAAAAGGAACACTATCTTATTCTGAAACATGGTCATTGTGCTTTGTAGAAGCGCCTACTAGTGATTACTGGTATAATACACTAATTGAAAAGGTGTCGTGGAATGTCAAAGAAGGTATATCTGAAAGACACAAACAACGCTTAGATATGGTGTTAAACTGGGCAGACTCAAAGGACTTTATATGAAAAAGACATTTAGAGCATTATTCTTTATTTCGGCAGTATCATTGATAGCCTTCATGGGCTATGCTACATTCTATGCCTTAACGCAAGAAGAGTGGACGTCAGCTGATATGCTTATGATTTGCTTTGGTGGAGCTATTGTAGTTAACCTTTGTAAAACATTCAGTGAGAGTTAAGCATGGGAAAGATTATCGCTAGACATCTACAGTGTCTTAAGTGTGAATCTTCTGATGCTAGAAGCGTTTATGATGACGGGACTTCTTTTTGTTTCTCTTGTCAATCGTGGTTCCCAAAACAAGATGGAGAAGATTTAGGTACAATGACTAGCCAACCTAGAGCATCTACAGCTGCTCCTAATTTCTTTAAAAAGATTTTAACTGTAGATGAAATTAAAGAGTACCCTATCAGAGGTTTCAAAGATAGGCAAATCACTAAAGATGTAACTGATTTCTTTGGTGTACATGTGTCGTACAATGATAGTGGTGAAGTAGATACACACTACTACCCGTACGATAACGGTGATGCTTACAAGGTTAGAAAGTTACCAAAAGACTTTACTTGGGTTAATAAATCGACAGGTTTATTTGGTAAAGAAAAGTTTAACGGTGCTGGTAAACGACTGATCATTACTGAGGGTGAAATTGATGCACTGAGTGTAGCACAAGCATCCTTTGATCGCTATAAAAAGATTTATCCTGTTGTTGCAATGTCTTCATCAGTAATGACAAAATCATTGCTTGAGAACAGAGATTGGATTAGATCTTTCGGAGAAGTAATTCTTTGTTTAGATCAGGATGAAGCTGGTGAGAAGGCTACAGCTGAAGCTTTAAAGATCATCGGTATTGATAAAGCAAAGATTGCTAAATTACCTTGTAAAGATCCTAACGAAGTACTTTTAACACATGGTGGTACTACACTACTTCAATGTGTGTTTGATGCTGCTCCACACGTTCCTGCAGGCATCATTACAAAAGAAGCTTTATGGGAAGCCCTGATAACATACAGCAATACACCATCTATCCCATATCCTAATTGTATTGGCGGTTTAAACGCTAAGACTAAAGGTATGCGTATGGGTGAAATTGCTTTGTTTGTATCAGGCACATCTTGTGGTAAATCAACAATCATGCGTGAGATCATGCTACACGTAGCTGACTCCACAACAGATAAAGTTGGTGTAGTATCATTAGAAGAAGCTCCTGCTGAAACAGCTAGAAAGTTAGCTGGTATGGCTCTTAATAAGAATCCTGCAGAAGAAGAAATTCCAATTGAGGTTCTTAAAGAGGGCTTTGATAAAGTATTCGGTTCCGATAAGTTTATTGTGTTAGATCACCAAGGTAGTTTGAAAGATGAGACTATTCTTGATAAGATTGAATACATGGCACTATCGGGTTGTAAATACATTATCATTGACCACATTACAATCTTAGTTTCTGAAGGCGCTGATGGTTTAACTGGTAATGAAGCTATTGATAAGGTGATGAATGATCTCTTACGTTTTGTCAAACGACATAATGTATGGATTGGTTTAGTATCACACCTTAGAAAGACTACAAATACTGGTAAAGCTTTTGAAGAAGGCCGAATGCCTAACCTTGACGATATTAAAGGTTCAGGTTCGATCAAACAAATTTCATTCGATATCATAGCTTTTGCTAGAAATCTTATGGATGTTGATGTGGTCAAACGTAATACTATCGATATGGCTGTCTTAAAATGTAGATATACTGGCTTAACTGGTAGTATATCTGGAGCATATTATGATTACAGCACAGGAAGATTTAAAGGAGTTGCAGAAGCACCTTCTGAAGATTTTGTATCAATTGGTGTAAAGGAAACAAATGATTAGTAAGAATAAAATTAAAGTAGATTATTCACGTGACAATCTCTTTGATGAAATGGGTATGAGACGTCTTAAAGACTCATACATGCGAGAAGATGAAAAGTCTCCTCAAGATCGATTTTCTTACGTTGCAAGAGCACTAGGTAGTAATGTAGAGCACGCTCAGAGGTTGTATGATTATGCAAGTAAGCATTGGTTGTCTTTTAGCACTCCAATCCTTAGCTACGGTACTAGCAAACGTGGTCTTCCTATATCTTGTTATTTATCTTATATTGACGACTCCGCTGAAGGATTGGTTGACACTCTTTCTGAAGTTTGTTGGTTATCTATGCTTGGCGGTGGTGTTGGTATCGGTATTGGTATCCGAGCTGAAGACGGCAAATCAGTGGGCGTCATGCCACACTTGAAAGTCTATGAAGCTGCTTCGTTAGCTTATCGTCAAGGTAAGACACGTCGTGGTTCATTTGCTACATACTTAGGTATCAACCATCCTAACATTACTCAATTCATTGATATGCGTAAACCTACAGGTGATGCTAATCAACGTTGTCAAGAGTTACACCATGGAATCAACATCACTGATGACTTCATGGAACTTATTGAAAAGTGTATGAAGGATGAGAATGCTGATGATAGTTGGCCACTAATCGATCCACATAGCGGTAAAGTGAAAGAAGTTGTATCAGCACGACAGTTGTGGGAATCTATCCTAGAAACCCGTATGCGTACTGGTGAGCCTTACATTCACTTTATTGATGCTAGCAATCGTGGTTTACCTAAGTTCCAAAAGAAATTAGGCTTGTCTGTACGTCAATCAAACATTTGTACCGAGATTACTCTTGCTACTGATGCCGAACGTACTGCTGTTTGCTGCTTATCATCTCCTAACCTTGAGTACTGGGATGAGTGGAAAGACAACTATCAATTCTATAAAGATGTAGCGGAATTACTCGACAATGCTCTTACTCTCTTCATTAAGAAAGCGCCTAAGCAAGTTAAACGAGCTGTTTACAGTGCTATGCGTGAACGTGCTATTGGTATTGGTGCTCTCGGTTTCCATGCCTTGCTTCAGCAAAAGGGTGTACCGTTTGAATCTGCTCTGGCCGTCTCGTTGAACAATCAAATCTTTTCAAGATACGATAAGTTCTTAAAGAAGGCTAATAAAGAGTTAGCTAAAGAACGTGGTGAATGTCTTGATGGTGAAGGTTATGGTGTTCGATTTAGTCACACGACTTCAATCGCTCCTAATGCATCTTCATCAATCATTATGGGCAATACTTCACCTAGCATTGAGCCTTTCCGTGGTAATG